CGTACAATTGCCTGACTAATCAGCGTTGCGATTTCGTCAGGGTCAAAGAGCGGTCGCTTCTTTGTCCGGTGTTTCTTACTCATGGAATATCTCCTATGGGAAAGTTATACAGCGTACTTCGGTTGAACTAACCTTAGTACAAACCAAACTCCTTATCTTTCGAGTGGGGAGATGGGCGTTGAGTATAAAGGGCTGGTTGAACCAGTTACCTTTAGGTCACCCTCGATCACGTTTTGGTAGGTTACTAAGCCTGCCATTAGCGCCGAGAGGATAGCCATAAGTAGCAAGATATTCATGCTACTAATACTCAGCCAAGGGCCTGTTTCGTCCAGAACTCGGTAAAATCTGAGTCCTGTAAAAACTGGGCCGCATACACCTTCATGGTCTCGATCTCAGCGGCTGTGGTTTCATGATCCACCGCCAATTCGATCTTGATCGTGTTAAGCGTATAGTCACCGTTATCCAGTGCCAATGGCACTTTAAGGACGACGGAGCTACGCGCCTGGGTGTACCCGTTTGGAGCACTACTTTGGACCTTAGGGTCCTTCACCGTAAAGGTAGCCGAGCTTTGGGCCAGAAATTCAGACCCATCGTCCAGTATACCGATCCACGAATTACCCTGTGGACTGGTTCCTTTATCAATGAAAGTAGTGGCTGTACCACCGGTTGTTGCGACAGTACCGTCCTTCAGGACGGAAGCAGTTTTGAGAGACATATAGTCTACTCCTTCGGTTAAGCCGTCTTCATAGCAATAACTTTACCGCTATGGAGAGTGTGTCGGCTATTTTAGTGGCATCCTTGATCAACCCGCCTTTTTCAAAGGTTGGGATCGCATCTCGGATGGACGGGGTCCACGGATTTCGATCGTACACAAATTGTTCATCATGTACGGTCTCGCCCGTGGTATTACCTGGCCAAGACGCGTTCGTCACACTATCCAGTTTAATGCTCGAGTTGAGCGTTCGCCGTGTAGTGATAGAACCCGCTAGAATCTTAACCTTGGGGTCTCCTATGTTGATGGCAGCCTTCAAAAAGCTACTTACATCATAGAGACGGTCAACCATGAACGATAACGGCAAGATCTGCCACATCGTTACAGGGAAGTCCTTAGACCTCAATCCTAGTCCTTGCTTCAAATCCTTAATGGGGCTTTTTACCTCATATAGGATCATG